CCCAATCGAGGCAGCGGCAAACGCTTTCAAGACATTCGACGACAAGGCCCCGGATCGCGAGGATCGCCCTCGTGATGCAAATGGGCGGTTCGTCAGCAACCTACCCAAAGAAGAGATCGAAGCCGAGGAAGAAACCGAAGCCCCAGCGGCAGAGGATGAACCCGAAGCAGAGAGCCAGGACGACGCAGAGGAAGCGGAAGAGGCATCCGAAGAGGACCAGCCGGAAGCCGTCGAACTCCCGCCGTCATGGCCCTCGGAAATGGCCGAGCAGTGGTCAAGCCTGCCACCCGAAACGCAAGCGTTCATTCGCGAGCGTGAGGGACAGCGTGAGTCCGCAGTCAACGCCAAGTTCCAGGAAGCCGCCAACCTGAGGAAGGCCCACGAGGCCGAAATCAGCGAGGCACAAACCAACCGGCAAGCCTTTGCGGAAGCCGCAGACTTCGTTCTGTCAATGGTAACTCCGCAAGAGCCACCTCTCTCGATGCTAGATCAGCGTTCGAGCGACTACAATCCGGACGAATATCATCTTAAGCTAGCCGAACACAAACAGCAGACCGCGCTTCTTCGGAGCCTCTACCAGCAGCGACAAGCCGTCGCCCAGCAGGAGTATGAGGAACAGGAAAGAACGCGCGCAGCTGCCCAAGCGCAGATTGAGGAAAAATACGGTCCGCTGCTTATTAAGGCGGTGCCGGATCTGGCTGTCCCTGAAAAGCAGCCGCAGATCATTTCCGAACTCGTGCGCTATGCGATCGATAACGGCGTCCCGCAGCAGAACTTTACCGATCCCGAGAGGGCAAAGGGCATCACGTCTGCTGACTTCCTGTTCGCATGGAAGGCGAGGGAATACGACAAGATGATGGCCGCCAAGGCCCAGGTGAAACCGCAGGCTGCAAAGCCGACGGCGCCTGTCGTGAGGCCGGGTGTAACCACGCCACGAAGCGCGATCGAAGCAACGAAACGGAAAGCGGCACAGGACCGGTTGGCCCGCAGCGGAAGCATCGAGGATGCGGCCGCGATCTTCAAGACTGTATTCAAAGGCTAACCAACAATGGCAAAAGTAACTGGTGCGCTCGCCACGTATGACGTGACGACGAACCGCGAGGATCTCGCGGACACTGTGTACCGCATTTCGCCCGCCGACACGCCGTTCGTTTCGGCTGTCCCTCGGACCAAGGCGACTGCGGTGCTTCACGAATGGTCGCTCGACTCGCTGGATTCGGTGAGCACGACCAACGCGCAGCTCGAAGGCTTCGACCTGTCGCGTGCATCATCGACCAGCCCCGCCCGCAAGAGCAACTACTGCCAGATCAGTTCGCGCGATGCGACTGTGACCGGCACTCAGCGTGCGACCAATCCGGCTGGCATCGACGACATGATGGCCTTCCAGATGGCCAAGAAGTCCCTCGTGCTCCGCAAGGACATCGAGGCGATCCTTCTCGGCAACACGGGCCAAACCGCCGGCAACACCACGACCGCCCGCACCCTGCGTTCGTTCAACGCATGGATCAGCGGCAACGGTTCACGCGGAACCGGCGGCGCGGACTCGACGGCTGCAACTGCGGCTGCGACCGATGCGACCACGACCAACCTCGTGACCTTCACGGAAACCCTCCTGAAGGACGCGATCAAGGATGCGTACGACGACGGCGGCCAACCGAGCCTGATCCTTATGGGCTCGGCCAACAAGCAGTTGTTCTCGGCGTTCACCGGTCGCGCGATTTCGCAGTTGATCGTCGGCAAAGGCCAGATCGACGGCGCGGCGAACATGTATGCGTCGGACTTCGGCGACCTCAAGGTCGTTCCGAGCCGCACCATGCGTTCGCGCGATGTCTATGTGATCGATACGGACAAGGTGGCGGTTTCCTACCTGCGTTCGTTCGTCCCGCAGGACATTGCAAAAGTCGGCGACGCGGACACAAAAAACATAGTTTGTGAATATACTTTGGAAATGAGGGCCCCTGACGCTCATGCCCTCATCGCCGATACGAACGGCTGAAGTAACGCTTGATATGTAAGGCTCTCCGGTGTAGGGTTTCGGCTCTACATCGGAGGGTTCCCCAATGAAGATTTGCTCAGTTGACGGGTGTGGGCGCCCGCATAAATCGCGCGGACTTTGCGTCAATCACTACACCTATTTCATGCGAACCGGGACGATTGGCGAGCGCCAGATCAGACCGCTCGAAGATCGCCTATGGGAAAAGGTCGATAAAACTCCCGGCCTCGGTCCCAACGGGGAATGTTGGGAATGGCGCGGTTACGTTCACCCGGTTGGCTACGGCCAAATGGGGAGGGGCGGTCGCCGTGACGGCAAAGTGGACACTCATCGCGCCGCGTGGGAGGTCACGAAGGGCCCAATTCCAGACGGTAAGTTAGTCCTACACAAATGCGACAACCGACTTTGCGTGAACCCTGACCATCTGTGGCTCGGGACCCACAAGGATAACACGCAAGACATGATCGCTAAGGGCCGCCGCCGAAAAGCGACGCAGGTGGCCCGTGGCGAAGATATTACGCTTTCCAAGCTGACCGAAGAAACGGTTCGCGCCATGCGCGCCGAGCCGCCCATGACGTTCAAAGAACTGGGTGCAAAATACGGCGTCACTGCCGCGACCGCCAACAAGGTCATTCTTAGACAAACGTGGAAACACGTTAAGTAGCCCGCCAACGCGGGCCGCAAGGAGCCCGCATGGCAAAGAAGGCCATCCTCGACTTCGATCCAATCACCCGGCGCAAGGTAACTTACGCCGAGGAGGATGGGGTCAAATACATCGAGACCAAGCAGGACTGTGAGGGCCTTGTCGCGGCCGCTCGTGCAATGTCCGAAATGCCGCAGTCGAAGGATTTCAAGCTCGTCGCGGTCATTCCCGAGGAAGTGCTGAACCAGGCGTTCCTTGAGGGCTGGTTCGAGGACAAGGAGCGGTGGAAGCGCTGGGCCAACGACCCCGATAACCGCGCCTTCCGCGTTGGCGGGGGCCGCCTGTGAAGATTGCCCTGTGCATCCCAACTCACCGGCAAACCGAGTCCAAGTTCACCCAAGCCCTGACCGACATGGTGATCCACACCTGTCAGTCCACGATTATTTTCGACGGCGAGCAGGTCACTCCCGAGCTCAAGCTGTTCATCGTTTCATCGTCGCTGCTTCCCGAATCCCGCAACCGGCTGGTTGCCGAGGCGATCAACTGGGAAGCCGATTACATGCTGTGGATGGACGCGGACCACGTTTTTCCGTGCGACGCGCTCCTGAGGCTGTTGGGAAGATCGAAGCTGGTTGTCGGGTGCAATTACGCCCGCCGACATACTCCCACTGCCCCAACCGCTTCAAAGCACGGCTCGGACGATGAAGTCGAGCTGATCTGGACGACGCGGGAAAAAGCCGCAGCGGGAGAAGTCGAGGAAGTCGCTCACCTGGGGTTGGGCCTGTGCCTGATCGACATGCGCGCGTTCGCAATCCTCGACGCGGCGATGGACGGTAATTTCTGGCCGCTGTTCCGCCTCGAACCCACTGCCGACAACATCCGGTTCGTCGGCGAGGATGTCTATTTCTTCAAGAAGCTGAGGGACGCGGGGATCGGCGTCTTTCTCGACCACGAGCTGAGCTGGGAAGTCGGCCACCTTCACGAGGTGGTGCTGATGAACGCCCACGCCGAGGTCCAGAAGGACCAGTTCCTCGAATGGTCGAAGCGCAAGCTGGATAAGTTCAAGGTGAAGGAGGCGGTCGAATGACAATTGCGACCTACTCCGAGCTGCTGACTGAGCTGGATGCGTGGCTCAACCGCTCCGACCTATCAGACCGTATTCCCACCTTCATCCGCCTGTTCGAGTCCCGCGCCAACCGCCTGCTCCGCGTGCCCGAAATGGCGACACAGACCAGTTATGCCACCGTAAGCGGGGTCTCGCAGCTTTCGCTCCCTGACGACTTCCTGTCGGCCCGCGACCTCTACCTAGATGCAGACCCGGACATCGTGCTGGACGCGATGACGCCCGCCGCCCTGCGTAACACCTATCCGCAGGCCACAACGGGACAGCCAGCAGCCTATGCGGTGGTCGGCCAGCAAATCCTACTGGGACCGGTGCCGGACTCCGAATACTCGATTCTACTCGACTATTACCAGCGCATCCCCGGCCTTGACGAGGACAACACCACCAACTGGCTGCTGACCGCTTACCCCGACCTGTATCTGTGGGGTTCGCTGTGCATGGCCGAGGCGTTCCTGCGCGACGATTCAAGGCTGTCCGTGTGGAAAGCCGCGTGGGACGAAGCGACGGCCGAGATCAACATGCAGGGCAACCGCCAGCGGATGCCTTCTGCTCCGCTGATGATGCAGTCGCCTGTCTGGGAGCGGTAGGGGTGGTTGCGACCACTGGCTAAGCCTCCTCCGCCGCGCTTCGTGCGCACTCCGCTTGGCGGGCCAGTGGGGGTGATACTTCCTCCGCCGTCCCGGCGACGCTCCGCTAGAGCTTCTCATCCCGCAACCAGCGACTGCGTAGCATAATTGGGAGGCCGAGTAAATGCAGCTTGGTTCCTGGGCCCCCGATTTACCGCCCTACGGACACGGCGAGCTAGTCACTGCCCGCAACTGCTATTCGACTGCAATTGGATATTCCCCGGTCAAGTCGCTCTCGTCGGTTACTGCGGCAATGGGGGAAGCGTGGACCGGTGCCGCCGCCTTTACCGCTTATGACGGGACCAAGGTTCTCTTGGCGGGAACCAGTGCGAACCTTTACGAGCTGACCTCAAGCACGGCCACGGTCAAGGCGACGATTGCCTCGGGCAAGCCGTGGTATTTCGCCCAGTTCGGCAATTTCGTGGTCGGCGTTTACGGCGATGCGCCGGAGAAATACACGATCACAACGGGCGTTGCGGCGGCTTTAGGCGGTTCCCCTCCGAACGCCTCGATGGTCGCGATTGTCCGGGACCAGGTGTTCCTTGCCGGCGATCCCGCTGCTGGAAACACGGTCACATGGTCCGGTCTCAACGACGCCGAGGGTTGGACCATCGGCGCCAACCAGTGCGACAACCAGCAGATCCCCGACGGTGGCCTGATTACCGGGCTCGCCGGAGGCGAATACGGGTTGGTGTTCCAGTCGGCTGCGATCCACATCTTTGAGTATGTCGGAACGCCGCTGATCTACACGCGAAGGAAGATTTCAGACGGCATCGGGGCGCTGTGCCAAGGGGTCATCGCCCAGTCCGGGAAACGAGTGTTCTTCCTCGACCGCTCTGGCTTCCAGATGTTTCTCGACGGTCAGATCACGCCCATCGGGGTTGATCGCGTCGATAAGACGTTCTTCGACACCTATTCGGCAGCACAGATTCAGGCGCAGTGCCATGCGACGGTGGACCCGGCCCGTCAGTTGGTGGTGTGGTCGATGCCCGACCGCCTGTGGGCCTACCACTGGGGCAGGGATCGCTGGAGCGACATTTACGTCCCCGGAATCGTCGGGGTGTGCCAGGGCCAGACCGATGAGGTGACGCTGGAGGACATCGCGGTCCTCTATCCGTCGATCGAGGACGTTCCGGTGTCGTTCGACGACCCGCTGTGGCGCGGCGGCGATCCGATGATCCTGGTTGCGCTTAACGATTTCA